CGGAGGGTGCCGAGATACCCGTCAGGACACAGAACTACGGATATATCGACATCGACATCGAGAAGGTCGGCGAGCGGCCGCTCATCACCAAGGAGCTGATAGAGGACGGCAAGTTCGACGTGATAGCCCTCGAGGTGGAGCACACCGGCGAGCGCATCGAGAACAAGCTCAACTACGACACGTTCGACTCGATGTTCGAGAACGCCGGCACGGAGCACGACTGCGCGGGAAGCAACCTCGGCGTCAAGGCGGTCGCGGGGGCCATGGGCAAGGTCAAGGCGAACGGATTCATGCCGAACACCATCGTCATGCACCCCGAGCTCGAGACCGCGGTGCTCTCGGACTATGTCCCGACCAACTACTACGGCGCGGAGGTCGCGCAGAACACCGGACAGATACCGAAACTGCTCGGCCTCAGGGCGCTCGTATGGGGTGGTACATCGTCCGGAACGACCTACACCTACGACTACGACACCGACGGGGACATGGGCGGAATAGTGTTCGACTCGCGCGCCGCAGGCTGCATCGCCATGGCACGCGACCTCACTGTCGAGAACTACGACGACCCGGTCAAGGACCTGCGAGGGGTCACCTGCACCATGCGCTACGGCGGCTCGTACATCCAGGCCGACGCCATCTCGCTGATAGAATACTGATGGTGCATCCTGATGCTGTCTACCGCCAATGAGGGGAAGTGGTTCACGAAGAAGTGGAACCACGAACGCCAGAGGGCGCTCATCGACCGTGACGAGTTCGACAGCGACGAGCTTGCGTGGCTTGAGATTGACAGCAACGAGGGGCAGGGGGCGCACGACCCCGACACGTGGAAGGTCACGACCTCTCCCCTCGACCCCGAGACCGCCACCACTAAATACGACGCGCGCAACCGACCGCGCAGGGGTGGAGCATGGCCGTGAAATACTGTTCGACCGCCGAGCTCGTGGAGTTCACGGGCTCGACCCTCGATGCCACGACGGTGCTCACGCCTCTCATCGAGAAGGCGGACAGGGAGATCGACGCGAGGCTCGCCAGGGCCGACGTCACGGGGTCGGCGGGAAACGACGACCTCAAGAACGCATGCCTCGACCTCGCCACCGTCAATCTGGTGATTCGTCAGCAGATGGACGGGAGCAGGCCCGCCTCCCTCAATCTGGGAGGCAACCTGTCGTTCTCCAACAATCTGGATGCGCTGGTGAGATTCCTCAAAGCGGATGCCGAGAGCCACATCGACAGCTACATCGCCACCTGCGACAGCGGCCCGACCTACATCGTGAAGGTGAAAGGATGAGCATCGTCACCGCATACCTCAATCAGACGGTCACGCTCGAGCCGTTCTCATCAGACGACGGCTATGGGGAAAAATCGTATGGCGAGGCGGCGACGGTATCTGCCCGGGTGGACTACAAGCAGACCGAGGTGCGCAGCGACAGGGGCGAGACGCACATCTCCACCGCGCAGGTGATGCTCGAGGGTGACCAGAGCGTCAGCCTCAATGACCGCATCACGCTCCCGGACGGCACGAAGCCTCCCATCCTGGCGATAACGAAGACGCCGGACGTGTCCGGCACGATCGTGCTCCAGGTGGTGTACACATGACGGTGCGCGTGAAGGTGGTCGGAGCGGGGGAGATAGCGGCGAAGCTCCACGCCTATGCGGAGCTGCTGCCCAACGTCACGATGGATGCGCTTGCGCGTGAGGGGGAGTTCCTCCTCGCCGAGAGCAAGAAGGAGTGCCCGCACGACACGGGCGCGCTGCGAAACAGCGGCTACGCCGACAGACAGGGATGGAGCATCGAGGTGGGCTACAGCCAGGCATACGCATTGAGGCAGCACGAGGAGATGAGCTATCGCCACAAGCCGCCGACCAAGGCCAAATATCTCGAGGACCCGTTCGACAGGAACGCGCCGTTCATCCACATGCGCGTCGCGCAGAGTGTCAGGAGGGCGTTGTAGATGATGCTTGACGACATCGCGACATACCTCGCGGGACAGGGCATCGGCACGGTAGGAACGAACCTCTTCAAGGGCATGCTCCCTGCATCGCCCGACAACTGCGTGGCGCTGTTCGAGTACGGGGGGGAGCGGCCGGACCTCGTGGGGACCTATGTGGAGCGGCCCAAGCTCAACGTCCGTGTGCGCAACACATCATACAGCGCGGGACGCTCGGCATGCGGTTCCATCATCGAGGACCTGCACACCGTCGGCGACACGACGCTCTCGGGGACGAGATACCTCTACATCATGGCACTCCAATCCCCCATCTACCTCGGACGGGACGGGCACGAGCGCGCGGAATGGAGCATCAACTTCCAGGTGGTGAAGGAGGGATACTAGACATGGCTAAAACGGTTTATTTTGACACCAAGCTCCTCGTGGACGGCTACGACCTGTCGGGCGACATCAACCGCGCGACGGTGGAGCACAAGGCGGAGATCCACGATGCGACCGGATTCGGGAGCTCGCAGTTCAGGGAGAAGATACCGGGACTCAAGACGCTCAATCTCTCGTTCGAGGGATATTACGACATCGGCGACGGGGAGCCCGACCCGCTCCTGTTCAACACTATAGGGAGCACGGCCTCCGAGATCATCGTCATACCGGAGGAAGGCTCGGCCGGGGAGACTGCCCTGTTCTGCAAGGGCGTGCAGGCATCGTTCTCGCCAGGCGGCGACGTCGGAGGCGTGGCGAGGCTGAACATCAACTCGGAGGGCGCGACCGACCTCGTGCGCGGCACGTGCATGGGCGCATCGACCTATACCGAGACCGCCAACGGCACGGCGTACAACCTGGGCGCGGTGACCGCTGCCCAGAGCGTCTACATCTGCGCCATGGCGACCGCCGTCTCGGGGACAGACCCCACCATCGACATCAAGCTGCAAAGCGACGATGCGGAGGGCTTCTCGTACCCCACGGACCAGATAACGCTATCGCAGATGACGGAGACGGGCGACCACGAATGGTCGAGCAAGGCGGGAGCGATTACTGACGATTGGTGGCGCGTCGTTGTCACCATAGGGGGCACGGACCCCTCGGCCACCGTCTACATCGTGGCCGGAATACTGTAAGGGAGACTGATAATCATGGGAAAGTTCGTATGGAAGACACCCGACATCGTGGTGAATTCGCAGGACCTGAGCGACCACGTCGAGTCGCTCACCATCAACTATGGCGCCGAGATCATCGACATGACCGCCTCGGGCGACGCCACGAGGTCCAAGCTCGCGGGACTCAAGGACTGGAGCGTGAACGTCACGTTCAAGCAGGACTACGCCGCCTCGAGCGTCGATGCCACGCTGTTCGACCTTGTCGGCGCGGCCTCGTTCACGATAACGATGAAGCCGACCGACTCGGCGGTGGGGGCGACCAATCCCTCATTCAGCGGTTCGGCGCTGCTCGAGAGCTACACCCCCATCGACGGGAGCGTCGGGGCGGGTGCCACCACAACGGTGACGTTCCAGGGCACCGGGACGCTGGCGAGGGCCACATTGTAAGGTGATATGACATGGTAACGCCGCGAGGAGAGGTCACGGCCACGATATGTGGCACGGAACGCAGGCTGCGGATGTGCCATCGCGCCATAGCGACGGTGGAGCGCGAGCTCGGCAGGCCATGGTACAACATCGATTTCGCCAATCTCGGCATATTGGAGATAGGTGTCATGGCGTATGCCGCAATGCGCGCATGCGACCCGAGGATCACCCTCGACAGCGTGTTCGACATGATGGACGAGGACGGCGGCCAGGAGGCCGTTGCCAACGCCGTCGGCGAGGCGATGAAGGCGTTTTCAGGGGGGAATGATACAAAAAAGGAGCCCCCGGGCCAGGCGGGGAAATAGACTGGGACGACCTCGAGTCGTTCGCCTACGGGGTCATGGGGATGGACCCGGACACGTTCTGGGACATGACCCCCCGCGAGTACCGCATGGCGGTGCTCGGATGGCAACGGAAGCAAACGCTACAACACAATCAGACGGCATGGCACACATGCCAGATAATCAACTCGTCGGGATTCCTGCGGGACCCGGTCAGGTATGAGGACATGATCATTCGGGAAGAGGAGACCAAGGCGCAGCGGTTCAACAAGGTGAAGGCGGCGTTCGAGGAGGCGAAGCGCGATGGTTAACGTTGGCGAGCTCAAGGTCATCATGGACCTCGACCAGACCAAGTTCCAGGCAGGCCTCCAGACCGCATCGCAACGCCTCCAGGCCACAGGGCAGAAAATGTCCCAGATGGGGCAGAAGCTCACCATGGGCGTGACGCTCCCCCTCGGCCTCGCCGCTGCGGCTGCCGTCAAGGCCGCGTCGGACGCCGAGGAGATGGGCAGCAAGTTCAACGTCGTGTTCGGCGAGATGTCGGGCGAGACGAAGGCGTGGGCGGAGGAGTTCGCCGACAGCGTCGACAGGAGCAAGTACGCCGTCATGGAGTTCATGTCCGGCTTCCAGGACACGTTCGTGCCGCTCGGCTACGCCCGTGATGAGGCCGCGGAGCTCTCGAAGCAGCTCACGACGCTCACCTACGACCTGGCGTCGTTTTACAACGTCAGCGAGAGCGAGGCCGCCCAGGCGCTCTCCTCCGCGCTTGTCGGCAATCACGAGGCGGTGCGCAAGTTCGGCATCGTGCTCAATCAGGCGACGCTCGACCAGGAGCTCCTCAACATGGGGATAGAGGGCGGCGCACGGGCCGCCTCCACGCAGGCCCTCGTCATGGCGCGCCTCAACGTCATCATGAACGGGACGGTCGACGCCCAGGGCGACCTGCTGAGGACGCAGGACTCGTTCGCCAATCAGGTGCGCGCCCTCAAGGACGACCTGCAGGTCCTTGCCGTCGAGCTCGGACAGGAGCTCATCCCCATCATGAGGGATGTCATCTCGGAGGTCAAGAAGGGCACCGAGTGGTTCTCCAATCTTACGGATGAGCAGAAGGAGCTCGTCGTCAAGGCGGGCCTCGTGGTGGCCGCGCTCGGCCCCGTGGTGTTCATTATAGGGAAGATAGCCACGACCGCGGCAGGGGCCGCGACCGCCATCAAGGCGCTCTCGGTCGCCATGTCGGGGGCGAATCTCGCGTCGGCAGGGATAACGGGAGGGGCCGCGACCGCCGCGTCGGCAGGGGCGGTCGTTG